AATGAATAGACAGAAAGATACTAATGCATTGAATTTAGCAGGACCAGCTAATTTTGAAGGAGGAACAACTGGAGGAGAATCATTAGATATTGTATCTAGCGTTCAAGTTGCAGATTCAGAATCTTTTGACCATGATGATGGAAGTAATAGTAAATTTTCTATATCAGTTTGGTTTAAAGCTAATGATTATGGAAATTTACCTAATGACCAAACAATAGTATCTAAGTATGATACAAATGGAAATCAAAGAGAATGGTGGTTGCATTTAGATGATGATTCTACTACAAATATTGATTTTAAATGTTCAACAAATGGTATCTCGGGTGACTTAACATACAATTTAGGTCAATTAACTGATACAGATTGGCATCATATAGTTGTTACTTATGATGGAACACAAATATCAGGGGATGAAGTAGTGGCATATCTTGATGGAGGTTCTGCTATTGATGAAAGCGACCCCGATGCTACTGCTAGAATAAAAGCTGGAACAGCTCCTGTAAGAATAGGGGATATTACAAATTCTAGCGTTGCAGGAGGTTCATATGGTTTAGAATTTGATGGACAGATAGATGATTTTTGTTATTACAATAGAAAGATATTATCAAGAGATGAAGCTAAAAGAAATTATAACGCAGGAAAAAGGAGTCATAAATAATGGCACATTATGAAATGTATTTTTGTTTACCAAGCAGTGCATATAGCAGTGCGGTAGGCGCAAAGATTAAAGCACTATATCCAATAGTGGAATCAGTAGCAGATGATGGTACTGTAACATATAAATCAGCTCCTACATGGGATGATATTATATTTGCAGGTAAAGTTGGTGCTCCTAGATATTCACATGATAAAGCATATTGTATTATCAAAGGTGAATGGTCAATGAAGGAAGGAGTATTAAGTGAGCTTATAGCATTAGGTGCTAGTAAGTCATACCCTAACTTTAGTGTACTAACTAAATCTGAAGCACAGACATTAGCTGCTAGTTCAACATTTACAGGCGAGTAGTCGTTTTGGAAAAACAATATAATAAACTTAAATTACAAGGAGGTTTTTATGCCATATGGTAAAGGAACATACGGAAGTAAAGTAGGTAGACCTAAGAAAAAACTTAAAAAAGCTAAGAAAAAAAGTTCTTATAAGTCTACAAACGCTAAAAAGCGAAGGAAGTATTAATGGCAATATTTAAATATGATAAAGAAAAGGGCAAGGTTGTTGAGTTGAAGCAAGCCCCTGTAAATTTTAATAATACAAAAGACCATGTTAATATGAGAACAACCTGGAGTGGTCAAACACAGGTTGAATTTAGTCAGACAACAATGGATGAAGATATTGCACAAAGGAATGCACGTTAATGAATAAAATCATTGATAAGAAGATATCTTTGGGAACATTAATCACAATAGGAACACTTATCGGTACTTTTGTTTATACGCAAGGTATTTTCTCTGCCAAGGTTGATTCATTTGAAAAAGAAATTACCATTCATTCGGTTAAAACAAATAAGAATAGTGATAAGATTCAGAAGTTAGAAGTTAGTGTTGCAAAGATTGAGTCCAAGTTGGACAACAGATTTGATAAATTAGAAGAAATTTTAAAGGATTTATAATGGCCTGGAATTTTGCAGCACAAATACACGCTTTAACAGGATTCGATGCAGATGATGATTCAACTGCAACAGAGACAGGAGATACTTTTTCTTTAATGGCTGACAGGTGGTTAGTTGATGCGGCAAAAGAAATTATTAATATGATGCCAATGAAAATGAAGTACAAATGCTCTACAGTTACTAATTTATATATTGGAAATACTAATACTACTATGGATTTAGACGGTGTTGGAGATGTTTTGCAAGTCACTCGTGAGAATGCTGATTCGGGATACTATACTCCTTGCAGACAAATAGAACCTTGGCAAGGGGACCTTTCAAATGATTCTTCAAGTTTACATTATGCAACCGCAACAGACCCAGTATATTGGATTGAGAGTAATTCTAGCAATGCCTCAACTTTATTTGTTAAACCTACAGTTACAGCAGCACAGCCTGCGAAAGTTGTTCATGTTACTTATCCTCCTAATTCAACATCTTTTTCTACTGAGGGGAGTCTTCTCCCAACAGTATCAGTATCTATAGATAATTTTCCTGATGAGTTTGAGCATTTAGTTGTATTAAGGGCATCAATAACAGCAGCTGAATATATGTTAATGACAGAGGAAGACCCTGAAATATATTTACCAATGATTCAAAATTTAAAACAAGATTTAAATCAAGGGCTTCAAGCTTTAGGTGTAGGGGTTCAACAACCTCAACAGGGAGGTGGGTAGTGACAGCTAAAAATATTATAGAACAAATTGAAAAAATGTTTGGCAGGCAATCTGAGCAATATATGTTTCAATTAATTAATGATGCATTAGATGATATAGCTGCTCAAAAGCAACATCGAACAGTATCTAAAACAACTAATTTAATAGGTTATGATAGATGGTATACTCTTAGTGATGATGTGATTGATGTTAAAAAAGTTGAAATAAAAGA